TTTTGTACCTGCACTAAAATCAACAACATTGTCAGAGTTAGAACTACTAAAAATTGTAGCTCCTGATCCTCTTGTTATGTTTGCACTTGTAGCATCTAATGTTCCAAGTCCAACTTCAAACTCACTTGTACCTTGATTAAAGATACAATAGTATGTCGTATTATTGTTTCCTATTCCTGTTGCAAAAGTTTCAAAACCAGTTGCTGCTGCTCCAAGTGCAAAGGCACCTGTGCCAGTAGTTGTGCTTGTTACTTTTACTCTATCATTTATAACTAACGCCATAAATTTTCTCCTTATGCCATACTAATA